TGTCAGACGCGTTGTCCACGTAAATCTCGGTGGTCGAGTCCCCGGTGACCGCAGCGGTCAGCGTGGCTTCCACTTCGTAGACCTCGTCATAGACGGAGATGTCGTCTGTGGGCAGCAGGCTGTTGACAATTTGCGGGTTGGCTCCGATGACCTTGTGCACCTTTCCGCCGTACAAATCTCCCTTGGCAAAGGCTGATTGCTTTAAAAGCCCAACGATGTCATCATCTCTGGCCATATACTTGAAGGTATTGCGATTCATGATGGCCTGAATGTTGGTGCCAGCGCAATCGTCCTGGATGGTGCCCACGCCAGTGATAAAATCATCAATAATATCTTTTTTTTCACCGTCGGCCCAGGATTTGGTTGCCCCGTTGGTAACAATGTGGGTATCGGGAAGCGCATAGTCCACCGCCGTCACCCGGTTATCCTTGGTTTTGTAGGAAAAGCTGCCGGACCCCAGCATTTTGGCAAACATCCACTCCTTGCGCCGGTAGCTCCGGTTGGTCAGGTTGAGCATCTCCCGGGCCAGCGTGGCCTTGGCGGTCTGGTGGACGTTTTCCGTGCCGGGTTTCCGGAGGTTGTTTAAAAACTCCTCGTCAAAATAGAGCTTTTCGCCCCAGAAGGCCGCACGCGCCGAATGGGGCTTGGCCCCGCCGATATAGCCCCGCGGGGTCAGCTGGCCCGGGCCCTTGAAAGGCGCCATGCGCCGGCCGCCGGTCTGGCTTTCCCATTCAATGGTGTCGGACTCGGCCCGAAAATCCGGAAACATATTGACAAACATCAGCGCCGGTGGCCGCTGGAATTTGGAAACCAGTCGCCGCAGCACCTCCAGCCGCATGGCTGGAACATCGCTTCTTCCCTTCATGTGTCACCCCCTGAAAAACTGTGCCCGGCCAGGGCGGTTGTCGCGCCGGCCGAACCGGTTTGCGTTTACTTGAAAATGGTCAGCTGGCCGTGCTCGCTGCTGCCCATGTCGGTTTCCGCGTCATCGTCGTAGTTGACAAGCGACCCGGTATAGAGCATGGCGTTGCTGATCAGCAGCTGGCCTTCCGAGGTTTTGGCGTTTGCGCCGGTGCCGGTGTCGCGCGCCACGGGCAGGATTCCGGCGCAGGTGTCTGCGCCCTTGACCGCGATATAGGCAAACCGGCTGGTCTTGAAGTCCGACATGGTCTCGCCGGAAACCGCGGTGACCGAAACTTCGGCCATGTGCGTGTAGGTGTCGCGGTCAATGGCGGAGATCGCGTCCAGGGTTTCAGCGGCCGTGGTGTCGTCGTTGATGTAGACCTCGTCGCCCACGCTGAACTTGTAGCTGTCGTCTTTTCCGACAAACAGCGATGTGGCCCCCTCGCCGCTGTCCTGCAGCAGATAAGCCCGGGCCGGGGCGGTTTCCTTGCCCGTCACCGTGGACGGGTCATAGGGCACGTACCGGCCGCCGTTGCCGTCGCTGGAGCCGTTTTTGGCCATGGCCGTGCCCTTTTCCAGCACCCCGTAGCCTTTCTGCAGGGCCACGGGCGGCGCCAGGGCCATTTTCTCGTCGCTGTAAAAAAGCTTCTTGTACCGCCCCTCAACCCCGTGCTGAACGAACGGTGCATCTGGTCTGTCACTCATGGTTCACCCTCCTTTGGTCAAAAAATTCGTTAAACCGGATCCATTGTCCGGCCATCGGGCCGTCTACTCGGTTTTGCCCCCCTGCCCCACATAGCCGGCCAACTCGTCGGCTTCCTTGTCGTATGCCTCGTCGCTGGCCCGGCCGCCGGCTTCACCCCCGCCGCCGGCGCCCACGCCCATGATGGCGTCGCTGCCCACGTTTTCCCAGTCCGCGATCTCGTCGGCCACGGCCTTTGAAAACCCGTCCCGGTCAAACGCGCCCGAATCGTCCACAAAATCCTTGACCAGTACGCCGTTTTTGGCCTTCTTGTAGTAGCCCACCGGAATGTCGCTTTTGGCCAGGGCCGCGTCCCAGATCCGATCACCGGCGTCCTTGATGGCCTGAAAGGACCGCTTGGCCTCGGATTTTTCCAGGGACTGGATTTTCTCCGACTGGCTCTGGATGACCTGGGTCTGGTTATCGATGGTGGCGCGCATCTCCTGGATCTGCTTGGACACGTCCCCGGCGCTGTCGCCGCCGGATGCCGCCAGTTCGCTGCGGACCTGGGTTTCCACCTCGGAGCGCACCTCGCTTTTGAGGCTTTCCTTGACCTCTCCGGCAACCGCGGTCTTTGCCTCTGCCATCAATGCCTCGTAAGCCTCCGGATTTTTGGTTTTAAGCTCCTGTAAGTCTTTCATACTGTTTACCCCCTTGCCTGTTGAGCGTTTAACGGAATGACGGGACTTGATTTCTTCAAGCGCGGCTTCGTAGGATAAAATTTTACTGGCAAGCCCCGCGTCCACTGCACTTTGGCCGACATAAATACCGGCCTCCATGTTTTTGACCACATCAAAAGACAGGCCCAGATACCGGGCCGTCATTTCCACAAATTCACGACCGTGCTGATCGACCATTTCCTGATATTCCTTTTTGGCCTCATCGGAAAGCGGCTTAAAAGAAGCAAAAAGGTCTTTTTTCCGGCCGTATGTAAAAGACTCCACATTGACACCAAGGCCTTTAAGACGTTCGGAGATATCTTCGTGGACAACAATAGTGCCGATAGACCCTGCCCTGCCGTCGCGATCTATAAATATTTCATCCATGGTAGATATAAGGCCATATGCCGCAGAAAACGCATCCGGGCTGACAATGCCATACATAGGCTTCTGCCCACGATAACCTGCTACTTCTTCCATGGCATTAAATAACCCGATACCAATCCCACCGGGACTGTCATACCAAGTAACAATTGCATCAACTTCGCTATGCCCCTGGGCGGCAGCCATTGCCTGACGGATTGCCGGATAAGATGAAACTATGCCATAGCGGACCAGGTAGGAGCTGGGGTCTTTATTGGTTAACGGACCGGTGACCGGAATAATCGCGACATTATCTTCGATCTTAAAGCCTGGGCGCTCCTCTTCGTCCTCCATAATGAAAAAAAAGTCTTTTATAAGCTCATCTGCAGGCTTGCCGGTCTGAGACATTTGTTCCATCATGGCCGACAGGTTGTACCTGAAAGAATATAACGAATCGGGCTCCATATACATTGTCCGGTTGGCCGTAGCTGCATACATTTCAAGGACTTCGCCGGTCAACCCCTTATAGGCTGCACTATTCATCTGCATCCTCCTCTGGGGAGTCTTGTTTGGCATTGTTGTGTTCTCCCTGCTTTGCCTCGCCCTCTACTCGCTCCTGAAGGCTTTCCGCGTCCATGGTGTAAATTAATTTAGGGTATCGTTTTTCCTCTGTGGCCTTTCGCAGGCGCATGCGGCCGTACCCTCCAAAACCCATTCTTTTGGTAATATCTTTAAGGGGAACGCCTGTGGTCTCAGACAGCGGGCCGTGTTTGGTGCCCAACAGTCCTTTGGCACGGGCCTCGTAATCAATCATTTCCGAAGTGGGGAATGAAAACTCGATTAATTCTTCAGGCTGACGTTTTTTGTATCCAAACTTTGGCTGACCATTCTTGTCAAAAGAAATAGCCTCCCACGACCGGAAATACCTTGGGAACCTGGCAACCTTGTGCTTTAAAAAAAATACGCTGCCCCAAAAATCATGGCGCAAAAACCTTTCAAAATAAGCTATCTCATCTGATGTCCTGTCAGTCATTGGCCCCCGGTGCTCCTTGGCAGATGCATAGGTGCCCTGGCTTTTACCCATCATGGTATTAACAGATTCATTTAATCCTGATGACACCATGTCAAGAATGTCTGTGTCGCTATCTGTAATGTTGGGTAGGTTGGGATTTTTTACTACAAGGTCAAAACCAGGAGGCAGCACCAGGGTGCCACCGGGTGTTTTTTTAGCAGTTAGACCTGTTTTGGCTTTATCTTCATCGCTTAAAGCCATCCAATTTCTAAACTTGCGAATATCCTCAACTTTTACCACCCACAAATAAGAACTGGCAGCACGCTTATAATCAATCTCCCAATTTTTCAGCATTTCATACTTGTTAAGCCATCTTAAAACCGTGCGGAGGTAACTTGCAGAACGTTCCTGGATATAACCGCGATCCCAGTTGATAATAAATCTGAAATATTTGCCAACACCCTTATAGGCTCGCCTGCGGTCAATGCTTGTGCGCTGCTGCTCTTTATTAAACTTTGGATTTTGACCAGCAACCCGGATAAGCTCTTTTGGATAGTGGGCGATGTAAATAGAAGGAATTTGATATATTTGCTCTATGCCACTTTCATCCTTGAGCCTGGCATTATAAAACAGCGGCATCATGGTTTTAAATGGGTGGAAAATAATATCTTCGATAGCGCCAGGACGGATAAAGTCAACTTCCACAAATCCATCACGATGCACTGTCAAGCATAAAGGCATTTCACCTTCGATATGATTTCTGGCCACCATCTTGGGCCAGAAGTGGTACAATCTATTTCTGGGGTCCTTTTCAGTTTCTTCAACAACGTCTTAAATAATGTCAACTTCACTACAAGTTTCAAAACCAAGACCAACTAACCGGCCTACTAACCCGCGGACGGCTGTATTAATCTGCGGGTTATCATTAAATTTTTTCCAACACTCCTGGCGCAACTCCTCCAGGTCCATATCGGAAAAATTGCTTGCCGAAAGACCATTAAACCCGTCAGGATCTGCGGAAGATTCGCCTCCCGACCCAAACTGCCACGGGACCGAAAATGTCATATGTTCAACGACATCGTCTGGCAGCTCTTCGATATACTTAGAGATATCATCAAGAGACATGGCAGGCTCTGTGCCTGAACTGAATTGGGACTGCTGTTCCATAGAGACCCGAAAAAAAATAAAAGATTATATATAGCTTGCTATATATATTTTCATTAAAATATTAAATTTGTCAAGAAAATTTAATATTTTATCTATTAATTAAACAACCTTATATCAAAAACACCCACACTATCGAAAAAAATTAGTACCGCCCCACCATGGCTGGATCCGGGAAAAAAGCCCCAAAAAACTCATTTCCGCTTCTCGGGTGAAAATCGTCCACACTTTTAAACCTACCGCCATAAATAGTTAGAGAAAGAGCAAACATTACATCATCCTGGATGCCGTGCTTGCGGGTTTTTTCCGGAGAGCCAAACCATTTGGTATCATCATCATGATCAAACTCGGTCATTTCCTCTTTAAGGATATCAGCGCCCCTGGAGCCTGGTACATGTACCCTGGCACTCTTAAACCGACCCTCGTCCACCAGGTTATAAAGCTCAGTAAAAGCCGCTAACTGAAGATTATAATTCCCCTGGAGCAATTCCATATCTGTTCCATTTTGTTCACACCAATCCTTCAGGTCCCAGGCTCCGTAACGCTCGCTGCAAAAAGTATCAACGCCGTCAAACTCACCATGAGCTTTATTTAATACTTCCTTAATCCCCTCAAGTGAATGATCGTGGACGCTAACCAAGTTTAACATCACATACAAATATTTAGGAGCCGTCAGGGTGCCCATATACGGATTACTCCTGCTGCCAGGCAAGCCTTTGGCCACTACGGTAACAATAGTTCTGGCTTTACTTCTGCGCTTCATGGGGTCGGCCCGGTCAAGCCCTGTTAGAATAGCCCAGTCCGTATCGTAAAGCTTCCCAAGATGAACCAGCTCATCAATAGTACACCCTCTTGGCTCGCCAAATGTATCCACCATTCGATATTCTTTGTCTGCCGGCCATAACATCTTTTCAATCTCAGCCAACTCACGGTCAGCTGAATAATGATGATCGTAGCGCTTGCCATCCAAGCCTGCATCTTTGAGTTTTTGCTCGCCTTCCTCGATAGATATCCTGCGGGCAATAGCTTGAACGACCTGACTATGACTGCGCATCAAATTATTGTATGCGCCTATGTAGTAAATTGATTCAACCTGTGCTGGGGAAAACACCTTATCGGCGCCGGCAGACCAGAGGTTCTTGAAGAATTTATCAAATGTAAGGGGATATTTGGTTTTATATGATTTAAGCTGTTTTTCAGTATTGTATGGATGCCAAAA